CTTTAGAGATAACGGCATCAATACCTTCTTCATTACGAGGAAACATAATAGGAATACCGTCAATTTCTCTAACTGATAGTGCAAGTCGGACCATATTTGTGTATGGAGCATTAAGCGATTGATCTGGACCAATTGCTCTTTGCATTCTAACAGTTTCTAAAACTGATAAATGCTTTATATGTAGTTTTCTATTTAATTTATCAGTTACGATAAAATCTTCTTTTTTAATCATTATACAGATTTCCTAAATCTAGCGTATGCGTCAATTTCGTAACTGATTGGAGAACCAGCCTTCCAATCACCAGATTTCCACTTGATTGAACACTCTTGAAATTGATACGTCGTTAGTCCACCACTACGTTCAACGATAAACTGAAGAATTGTCCCAGTTAAAACAATTCCTGTAGCGTGATACGTAGCCTCAGCTAGTGAAAAGAATGCATCAATATCATTGTCTACGCGATCAAACTTAATAGTAATATTCCAACCATCGGGGATATCCATCTGAATTGTTGGGCCATCCATGACCTTAGATTTTGGTGTTTCGAAAATTGGTTCTGCATGAAATCCAGTCAATTTTGGAAGTTGAATGCTTCCCAAATTTGTCACTAATTGAATTGTGCAATCTTTAGATATAGAAAACTGATTAGAAACTTTTGCCATTTAAAAACTCCTTATTGGGCTACGTAGGTTTGAGAATTGGCACCTACAACAACCGTTGAGCCACCTTCAAGATTAACGAAAAACTCTTCAACAATACCGTCAAATGTAACTTTGCAATCTGCCGTTAAATAACCGACACCAGTTCTGGTTTGTGGATTATTTGTTGCGTCACAAATTACAGAATATGGAACAGAGCCATCCGCTTGTAAACTAATCAGACCAGTTGTAACCCATGAACTGAACATTGAAAGCAATGTAGTTTTAGCTCTTTGTTGTAGCGTTATATTGTTTGGTAAACCAACATACTGCCCCATTCCGCCGTTAATTGATTTAGCTCCAAAGTTAATCATCATTGTGTAACTATCTGAACGGATATCGGGATCAGAGCTAGAGTTGTGACCAATACGGCAAGCCCAATAAGATCCGCCAGGTGCTGGATTGCAGATGACATCAATACCAGCGAGAGACATAGCTTCCAAATCGGCTTGCGTATATGTGTTGAGAACTCCAGTTCCTACAACGCCTTCTTTATTAGAACCAACAATTCCAAAGAGCTGTTTATTTAGAACAGAGTCGTTAGGACTTAACGCTACACGCTTGCCACCTGCAAAACCAGCAGGAGCAACATAACGAGTGACCTGATTAGTTTGGTCTTGAAAATAGAGATAGTCACCCAGGAAAACCGCAACAGAATAATCATCGACACCAGCCGATTGTTTATTAGTAGTTGCCGTAGTGATAGATTCACCATTAGCACCGTTTACATACATCAGAACGCCTTCATTGAATCCGAAAGCAGACTGGACACTCCAAGTCGTTACGTCAGTAAGATCAGCCAACACGGCTACAGCGCAACCAGTGGCACGTAGGGCATACATGCCAGTGCGCGGAGAAACGTCAATGCCAACCATCTCAGCAGATGTAATTGCTGTAGCGCCGTCTGTGCCACCTGACAGCGTGTAACTAGTGGCAGTAGGCGTGCCAGAGCCGAAAGGAATATTATCGAATACTTCAGAGCGAACATTGATGCTAGAGACAGAAACCACAGCTCTGAACGTGCCAGCTTTTGAACCTGCACTAAGTGCAATTGAGACACCGTTTCCAACGCTACCAGTATATAGAGCGGTAAACGTCGAGGTCGAAGCCGAGAATCGGACGATATAAGATGAAGTTCTTGCAACGCCGACACCGCTGTTAATAGCGTTCTCAAGAGCTGTATAAAATGCAGGAGCAAGAGCGTTTTCAGTGCCTGGCATTGCGTGCGTAGCAGAGACATCAGTGCCATCGGTCACACGAACACAACGATATGAATTAGCTCCCTGTAAAGCAGATACTGCTACTACAGTTCCCATGTCATATGTGCGAGCCTGAACGGGGCCAAATTTCTGAGCGTAATCGTTGGGTCCACCAACGATTACGGCCATATCAACTGGTCCCCATGATGCAGTTCCGACGATACCCATTATGTCAGTGGGAGCGCCTGCGAGAATATTGTTCTGAGGAGGAACGATTACGGTATATAAGTCTGGTACGTTGACAGAGGCTAAATTTAAAGAGCCAGCTTGTACGATTTGGGGCATTTCTAATCCTTTATGCGTTTACAAATTTGATTGTGTTAATTCCTGTTTCTGCAACCAACACAGGATAAAAGGCCTTGTTTTGAGTAGTTGCATACTCAATCTGATATCTCAAATCTCGTTTCCAGAGTTTTTCTTTAGAAGGAACATCATCAGAGAAGGTTCCCCAATATTTCTTTTCACCATAAGAACCGTCAGAGAACTTCAAGAAATCAAACTGTGCTAGATAACCGCCTATTATACGCGCAGTATCATCACGGCTCTCTGGTGTAGGACACCATAATGTCACTCTGATTTCTTGATCTTGGCGTTCAAGTTCTCTTTGTTGAATTATTGGATTACCAAAATTAATGTTTACAAGATAATCTGTAGGTAACGTTAAAACTGCACCATTTCCTATTGCATTCGGAATCTGATTACTAAATAGTGTAACTATGCTGTTAATTGTATCTGATGCTTGAACAGTATAAACATAAGAATTTTGACCAATAATAACTGCAATAATCTGATTTGTTAAAATAGAACCAACAAACGTAATTTGATTACTATTTATAGTAGCACTCAATCCAATAAAAACATCATTATCAATATCATACCATTCTGTTGTATACCTTGTAATATTCCTAGAAGAACCAGGCATCGAGTAAACTGTTATATTAATAACACCATTGGCAATGTCAATATTCTCAGCAGTTGCCGTAATCCAACCGCGTGACACACGAACGTTGGGATGATTAGGAATCGGTGTATCTAGAACGGCTTCATAGATTAAATTAGTCAGAGAGTTCTCAACATCGGACAAATCGGCCATTATTAAGCTCCCATGGATGCAACGCTTAATCTCCATCCAAGGGAAGTTGATTCAGCACTTGAGACTTCATATTTACGACCCTCTGAGTCATAAACTAAGTCATTTGTTTGTATAATATAAGATGGCGTAGGTGGCAGAAGAACCAGAAACCAAGGGGACCTTGTATCTGTTGGCACACCGTCATCATTCTTTTCGCCCTTGGTGCCTTGGAGCATCGAGCAAGGGAAATTGGTGATTTCAGTGACTTCTTCAGATGCTATGTCACCCATGTAGCCGACGACGCCGTAGGTGGTGTTTATCTGGCTTCCACCTGGTCTCTTTACCGTTACCGTCTCATTGCATTCGATAGCCATCATGGGCGTCAGAGGCTTCTGAGATGCGATAAAATAGGTTCTTGGAGCTAAGTTTCCAGCGGATGTGCTGACTTCTACGAGATAATCACCGACTTGAGTAAGTGAGCCATCTATATAAGAAAGGAAATTTGATTTTGCATATTCACGAGGAATAGAGAACTTTGAATTAACAGAAAACGCTGCGTTCAATATACCAATTAAATTAGCATCTGAAATCGGATTTGTCAAGGTTGTTATTCTATAGTGATTAAAAGGAAGTCCAATTTTCTCAGCAGATATACGATAACCCTTATTTATGAGTTCCTGCATACGCAAACCATTCATATAACAATCCTTGAACTGTTTACATTAGATAGCCCTGGACCTTTTGGAACACCTAGGAAATTACAGAGTTCTGCGCGCCAGTCGTTAAATAGTCTTTTACGATCTTGGGCTTCATTCTTATTTCTAGTCCACACAGCAGCCATATCGGTATCCATGTTTTGAGCAGAACCTAATATTCCAACACGAAGTGGCTTAATCTCGCTTAATATCTGTCTAATAGTTTGTAATTCAGCAGGAGAAGCATTTGTTAAACGGTATTCTAAAAAGCCTTCAGCTTGGAAAAATCTGTATCCCATAAAGCCTGATGCAGTGTTTCCGTAGAGAGAATAACCAGTTAGATATCTAATATCAGTCTTTTCAGCATCGGTAAGCGGTGTGTCGACTTGTGTGCTACCGATTGAATCACTCATATTAAATTTCCTCTACAGGTGCTTTTCTATTTAAAAGGATTCCAATTACGTAAGGATTTCTTACAATTGAACCCAGATTCCAAAACCAACAGTCGCCAAACTCATCTTGGAAACCGTAGGGTCTAGTAATACGAAGACCTGTGATAGATTTCTCTACCACAGGGATTACATCGTTTATTACTACTTTCGTAGCTTTAGCCATTCTTAGTAACTAGTACTTTCGATAACTACACCGCGCTTTAGAGCAGAGTTAGAAGCGGTTGGAATGATCAAAGAGTTAGCAGTGACATCAGTTGGAAGACCGAATCCACCGATCCAGTACCAAGACTGAGCAATGATTTGTCCCAAACGATCGAGTGGTTCACGGGTAACCATCTTCACACCGTCAATGGTTTCAATCATCGAGCGATTGGCATCAGGAATATTGGCGTCCATGCCTTCGAAGTCGTTTTCAACGAGAGCACCTTTACCGACAACTATTGCGCGGTGAATATCCAGACCGTTCAACATTTGTTGAGGAGCTTCGGTAGTAGTGATAAAACGCACACCCAAAAGTTTAAACACTTCACCAGATTTAAATTCTTTCGAATCATAACCACCACGATAAAGAACTTGGAATTGTGGGTCGTCAAACAGACCTAGCAACATAGACTCATCAAGATAGCAGTTATACAGACCGTCAATCGTAGGGACTGCGTTATTTGCCAACTGAGCTTTAGCTGCCAAAATAGCTTTCATAGTCAAAGTATCACCAGCAACTAACGCAGCAGTCGTAGCCTTGCGGTTTGGACGGAGGACGACGGGAGCGGTAGCGATGACGACTGAAGCGTTTAGAGCACCGTTAGTCTCTAATACGTTTGCAGAGAAATTCAACGTGCCAGATAAACCTTTTGGAGCTGTTGAGACGTTAGAACCAGCAGAGTCAGGGGTTACACCAACAAGACTGGAGGCAACACCGTTGATTGTAACGATAGCAGGATTTGCGTTGCTAACAGGAACAACAGTGCCCATTGGGCCAACAATGTTAACGAAACCACGAATGTCATCGACATGCAGAGTGGTAGAGTCAGCACTCAGAGCGGTTGCTACTCGGGTGTTTCCACCAAGATATCCGCCAACGTCATTCACGCCAATGATGCCTGCACCGAAGTAGAGTGCATTACGAGCGAAGCGGTCGAGAGACTGAGAAGCCTGCACACCAGTGACACGGGCGTTTTCCATGAAAACGGAAGCGATGGCAACACCAGAAGTTACGATATTCAAGTCAATTGTGTCTTGAGCCTGTGCAATAGTCATCGTGTATTGTTCAACAGCGAACTCACTAGAAGTCATACCGTTGTCTAAGCCAGTGTTGGTCGATGGGTCGATGTAGGTTTCTACAGGAGCCTTAAGACCAGTTCTGGTATCAGTGATTGTCTGACCAATTTTGCATGGAAAAGATATTTTGTCAGCAATCTGACGGTAGCCTTCTTTAGATCTTAGACCAGATTTGAATTCACGATTCAAAAATCCAGTTTGGACGATAGGCTGTAGGCTTGCGGGAAAGTTATCAATGCTCATTTATTTTCCTTTAAATGTGTTAATGGGATTAGCGCCTAACTCTCGTTAACTCGGCTCTTGCAATTGCATATTCTTCATCAGTCATCTCTACGACGGACTTAGTGCCAGTAGCGGGTTTAGGTGCTAGTTTCGTTTGTGTTGTGGTTCCTGTATCTGCACCCGTGGTAGCAAATAAGTAGGATTTAGCTTTCTTAGCGTCTTCAAAGAACCCATCAGGGATCACGATATCACCATTTTTATCTATAGTTATTGTAGAGGTATCGAGGAGTTTCAGACCATCAAGATCAATCATTCCTGCTTTGACTGCTTGTGCTTTCAATTCTGCACGTATAATACGTTGATTTGCAGAGTTGGAAAATTCAGCAATCTTGGTTTCAGATTCTGTTCTATATTTTGATTCAGTTTCAGCTACCAGTTTTTCGGCTAATTCAGCTTTTGTTAAAGCCTCCTTAACGGTGTTTTCCAAAGCTACCGCTCTCAAGCGATGGGCTTTACTTTCTTCTCTCAGCTCTCTCACGTATTCAGGTGAAAAGCTTTGATTTGATTGGGTTTCTGGTTTTGGTGTTTCTGTGTTTGTAACTTCACTCATGTTTAAGACCTCTGTCTAGTTTTTGGGATCTCTATCCCTTTTAGGCTTGAATGGACTCAGATACCTTTGTGATATCTGGTTGACGAGATATACGTTCGTCGGTCGCTTTCTCTTCAAGAAAAATCTGTTCAAGTTCTGCTTCGATATCTTCAATATCGTATTCTGAAGCCAGAACCTTTAATGCGGTTTTCTTAGATATAAGAGCACTCTTAGTAAGTGCAGAATACGTTGTAGCATCTGCTTGTCTATCTTCAGCAGTGCTTGCATACCAACGTGGCCACAATAAACTTATATCGTTTTCATCTAAATCTGTGATAAACTCTGAACCCAGTTTAATGCCACCTTTTATCCGCTTAGAGGCTAAACAAGCCATCTTAAGCAAACTTATCAAGCCAACTTCGCCATAAGAAGTTCTTAAACGGTCGGCTAACCAGATAAGGCTTTGATTCATCATCTCCATGGCGCGTCCAGATTGTGCCGCTGAAAGCTTGTCTGGGTCGGTCTTGTTACCGTGCACGGCTTCAAGAGCAACGCTACGGAGGTATCTAACGTATTCCCTGACGGCCTCTGATGCTGTACCACTGATTTCTAAAAACTCGGCTCTAGCACCAGAATCTTGTATGACGATTGCATTGCTAGAGCCACCAGTGATGGGTTTCTCTTCGCCTGAAGGATTGATGATGACCAGTTTTGGATCAGCAGTGAACGTCAGTGCTCTGTTACCCATGGAAAGCAGATAATCGATAACAATTGACGTATCGATTGCTGCCTCGAATGTGCAAGCTCCATCGACACCATCACCACCAGGTAGATTCTTAATCCATACAAGCGGACAAAAACCAAGACCGTGTTTAATCGTATTAACTTCATCTCTTCTAATAACTGGTGTCTCATCAGTAGCAAACGGTAGATACCAGATTTCTTCTTCTGAATTCCATTCTCTCTGAAAGAAATAACGGCTTCTATCGGGACTTACATTGTAGCCTTGGGCTATCAGTGTTTCGCTATCGACTGTGTAGCGTTCTACAACTCTAAGCAGTGTGTCAGGGTCTTCAGGGTCAAAAAATGGCGTTAAGAATGCGGTGTTATGGACTTCAAAGAATGGTTTTCCTCTGAGGACTTTGAATTGGATAGCGATAGAACCAACAGAACCACGAGTAGCACCGTCAATCATAATCTCATTAAGTTTGCATTGCTTAATAATGGCATTTAATGATTTAGATGTATTCTTATCAGTTGAGTTAACTGTAGGAAAATGACCTTCAG